CCTCGTTTGTTTCTGGGTAGGGCTGTCAACGCAGAATCTCAACGTATTCGTGATAGTTTATCTTCTCTTCTTAATGTTGCTCTGGGAGCTGATTGATGTCTGATATCATACATGTACAGGTGCTTTCTAGATTGAAGACTTTAGTAGCTGCTGATTTTTCCAGTGGTTTTTCAGGACTTGATCTATCTGATCGTGTTGTTATTGGTGCTGTTGTGAATGCTCCTCAAGTTCCATCTGCTAGTATCGTTTTTATTGATACCATAGAACAACAGGGTAGGACGTTAGGCAGGTATATAGGTGAATCTGTATATCAAATTGTATGTTACGCAGGTGGAGATATTCTAGAATCTAGAATTAAGAATGCTATGAATCTAGCCGGTGATATTCAAAAAGCGATCACTTCAGATCGTACACTAGGATTATCCGGCCTCACTCAAGATGTAATTGTTAATTTTACTGCTCTAGATGGTGAGGAATATGGTATATCTAACACAGGGATCTCATTATTAGAGGTGAGGGTATCCCATCAATCTCAATTCGGTGTCTAATGACTTGGTACAAAGACAATTTCAAAAGAAGAATGCCTATTGCTATAGATACAAGTCTTGTAGCATCTGGATCAGTACAGTTTGAAATAACAATTCCAACTTATTGGGATGATTTCTGGGAGAATGTAAGATCAGATGGTTTTGATGTTCACATGGTTGATCAGAATGGTTTGATTATGACTTTTCAAAGAGTATCGTGGAATACAAGCACAAATCTAGGATTATTCAGAGTTAATTATGGGACAGTAAAGGCTGCAAATGTTATTCATTCAACCTTTATATATTGGGATGCACCTGATGAGAGTTCTGATTCATCTACTACTGTTGCATCTTCTTCTCCTGTAAATGGAAGAGTTTATTTAGGGGCCCCTTTTGGCAATATTGTCAACCTGCAAAGTAGATCAGGATTGTCTACTGTTCCTACCACGATATTTCAAAAAGACCCTGATGAGGTTGTAGATGTATGGTTTCCTATCTCTCAACTTCTTGCACCGTCTCAATTACCTATAAATGAGAGATTAGAATTCTTATTTGTTAATTATATAGATATGGAAGTACTGGATAGTCTTGGAGCAAATCAAACAGGAATGTATAGTCTAACAAATGTTAGAATAATTAATGGTTGGGTCAAGTTGAGAGTATCAGCAGGATCAGATAATACTGATTATGTTGTACGTATGATTATTCAAGATACAAATACACAGAAATTTATACTATCAAATCTTTTACAAGTTAGAAAATTATTACCTACATAGGAGGATATTATGCCTTTAGAATTTGGACGTGGTGCGTTTATCAAGTTAGGAGAAGAAGCAACTTATGGAACAATAGCTTCTTCAATGCCTGTTGATAACAGAATCATCTCTGCTTCTTTTCAGAAAACACAAGAGAAGGAAAGAAAAACACATCTATCTCAATCAGGCGCAGGAGGCTTTCAGAATGGTCATTTTGATGCGTTTTTAAATGTTGGAGGCTCTATTGATCTTCCTTTGCTTTATGAAGGTACAGGAATGCTTATTAAAGCAGCTGTTGGTGCTGTAACAACTACAGATCTATCCCCTGCTACTCCTCAGTATCAACATGATTATGAACCTGCTTCTGATGGTGAACTCCCATCTTTGTCTATAGGTCTTCAAAGAGGTACTGGAGAATATGAGGTTTTCTTAGGTTGTAAGGTTGCGACTATGGGAATATCAGGAACAGCAGGAGAAGAAGTAACTGCCTCTTTTGAGATTATTGCACAAAATGCAAATGCAAGATCAACAGCAACATCTTCAACCTTTGGATCAGGTCGTCAAATCTTTCATTTTGAAAGTGGAGATCTAAATTATAACTCTGGATCATACAAGATGAAGTCTTTCGAGTTGTCACTTGATAACAAACTTGAAAGAAGAAATGTATTGGGAGATAAGAAAACCTTAGAGCCTATCACTAACGATGTAAAGGATATTACTTTATCAGTTACTCTAGAAATGGAAGACAATGTTTTATATACAGCTTATCTAGATGGTACTCAATCAGATGTAGAGTTCACATTTACAAATTCAGATGGTGACCTGTGCAACGTATTGATCCGTAATTGCTACATTACAGATTATGATGATGCTGTGAATACCTTTGGAGCCTTAGAGAGAACTATGACCTTTGTTGGAGAAGGTGATTCATCTAATGAGCCTATAAGAATAAGAATTACAAATAATCAATCTTCAGGTGTTGCTAATTAATGATCTCTAGATTGATCAAAAGAATATTGAAGAAACTAGAATGCAATCTCACAGATTTGGAAAAATATAGTGGGATTGAATATTCTATTTTGTGGAGAATGCTTAATAATAATCAAGATCCTACAGATTGGGAGGTTCAACAATTAGAGAAGGTATTATCTGAAAAAACAGATTATAAACAATCATACATAGATAAAAGATTAAACAAATACAAGGCAGGTGTATATGGAAATATTAAAGGAGATCGCTGAAGCATCAACATTTCAAGTAGAATGTTTTGACGGTAAATTACTAATAGAAGGAAGAATCTTGACAGCTCCAGAAATAGAGCAGATCGGTCTAGGTTCTTCTCTTTTGGCTCAGGAGGTTTTGATCTCCAATAAGCAACAAGGTCTGAATACAATCGATCAGATAAGAGAAAAAGCAGATAAAGAAGGAATGGAAGGTCTAGATGAAACAGAACTCCTAAGACTTCTCGACTTTGCAAAATCTATCAGACCTGAAACAATGGCAAGGATATCAGAGGATCAAGATAAGATACTTTGTAAGGTTATCAAAAGAGCCTCTCAAGATGGTGTCTCGTGGGAAAATATAACCCTTTGTCATGCTATGGAACAAATGAACCCTGAACAAAATGTTCTTTGGGTAGGAGTTTTCACTTCAGAAGATCGTAACAACATCATAAATAAGGCTATGCAAGGACAACAGGAGGCAATAGAACGGCTTCAACGATTTCAAAGCAGATCCTAACTATGTATTTCTTATTGATCTTGTTGCTCGTACTTATGGACAACTTCCTTCAGAGGTTCTTAAGTTGGACTTTGATGATCTGTATATATGTGTACATTGTATTATACAAAGGTCGAAAAGGTTTAATAAGATTCTAAGGAAACAGAGCAAAGGAAAAAATAGCATGCTCTTTCCTGTAATAAATCTGTCAGATCTTACTGATATGATATAATAGGTTGCAAAGAGGTTATCATGGCTCAAAATCTAGTAGAATACATTCTCGATATAAAGACAAAGGCAGCAGAGCAAGGTCTTGATAATGTTGTTGATGCACTTGAAGAAGTTGAGAAGGAACTGAAGAAGACGCAAAGAGAAAGCACCAAAACAGAATCCTCCTTTGATAAGTTGAAAAAAGCAGGCATGGCTGTTGGAAAGGTTACGGCCGTTATGGCTGCCGTGGGTGTTGCTGTTTTGGCAGCAGGAAAAGCCGCCTTTGAAGCCTCTAAGAAGGTTACTGATCTAGTCAATGAGTTAAATGATTTGTCTGTTAGAAGTGGTGTTTCAGCGAAAACAATACAAGGATTAAGACAGGCTCTTTTATCCAGTGGACAATCTGCTGAGGGTCTTACAGAAATACTTGGAGCGATATCAGGACAGTTTGCACAACTAGGAGCAGAGGGATCAGCAGTTGAGAAGAAGTTTCAATCTTTCGGTGTAGCTGTAAGAGATACAAACGGAGATTTAAGATCTAACAATGATATTCTTCTGGATTCTATAAGATTATTACAAGGTATCTCTGATTCTTCAGAGCGATCAAGAACCTCTGTTGCTTTATTTGGTGAAGCAGGAGCAAAGTTAAATCAAGCACTTGCAGCTGGTGACTTTGAAAGGTTCCTATCATTTACAGAGAAGTTTGGAATAGATGCAGGGCCTGAAGCATCTAGAGTAGCTGCACATTTTCAAGTAGTATTATCAGGACTTGGAACGGTCTTAAATGGTACACTACAGAAGTTTGTAACTGCTACAGATGGTCAAAATAGATTCATACAAGGCATGATCAAACTGGGAGGAGTTGTAGCATTTACAGGATCACTTATAGAATCCTTTGGTGATGAAGTTCAGTTACTCACAGACTATTTTTTGGCATTTTTGAAAACTGCTGTAAGGCAAACTATTGCTGTAATGCTGGGGCCTTTTGCAAGTTCTATAGATGCAATTTTTCAAGCAATGAATTTTCTAGGCATTGAAATAATCAATGTTGAGAATGCTTTGAAGGGCTTAACAGGTGCTACTATTACTCAAATAGATCCTACAAATAGATTATCAAATGCAATAGACAAAGCA